TACCGCCAGGACCGGCCGAGCACATGCTGCACTCGTAGCATGGAGCGTGGTACAGCGGATCGCAAGGCTGCTTCGCTGGGTCGTAGTTCTCGTGAGCCATTACTCGTCTCCCTTGATGACCGGAAATGCGTACGAAGACTTCTCGGACGGCTCCTCCCACTGGAAAAGCGGATCAGCTAGTGCGGCTTCATACCACACGGTGAAGTCTTCGTAAGTGTCGAACAGGCCGATTAGCCTGTTCTTGTAGGTGAAGAATGCTACATACTTAGAGGTATAGCTGGCCATGGTTCTCCTTAGTAGACTGCGCACCAGATGCTTGCATTGGTGGATACGTTGCTGGACATGGTGATGGATGCTGGCATGGAAGTCTGGGCCGTTGGCCCAGTCGCATGACGCAGAGTGGCGCCACTCGTGTTGGCGTTGAATGCGTTGGGCGTTCCGGGCGAGGAGGACATCGTAGCTGCGGTGGTTCCGGTGTTCAGCAGTGCCACATAGTAGAAGCCTGCTGTGCTGATGGCGATCGGGGCGGTAGTGGCATTCACCTTGAAGCCAGTGCTTGCCCAGTTGGTGGTCTGATCCACGCTGATTCCGAGCTGGGTCCCTGATCCATTGAACAGCGCAGCCCTGGCGTACGTGAGCGTGTTGCCTGCGGTCGTTACGTTCGTGCCCAGGTTGTTGATCGTGGATCCCGCCGGGATGTAGATCTTGTGGAGGAAGACGGTGCCGAGCGTGAGGCTATTGCCTCCGTTCTGGCTCTCCGAATCATAGTTCCACGCGATGAAGTTCTGAATGGCAGCAGGATTGATCCGAGCCTCAAGTACGTCGATGTCCGCCTGCGCGGTGGTCATCTGGCCCTGGAGGGTGGAGATGTTGCTGTTCGCCGTGGTCATCTGACCGTCGAGCGTACTGATGTCTGCCGTGTTGGTGGCGATGTCCGCAGTGTTCGTCGCGATGTCCGTGGTGTTGGTGTCCACCTCGGAATCCAGGGTGAGGATGTCGTTAGTGTTCGTGTTGATGTCCGCAGCGTTCTGCGTAATACGGGTGTCCTGATCGCTCAGTGCCGCGTTCAGCGGCACGTCCCAGTCGGGAGTGCCTGCTGCAATTGGGGTGTAGGTCATGAACCGAAGCCTCCTTCTCCGAAGCCGCCCTCGCCGAAGCCCACGTCAGGGCTGAGCGAGACAAAGTTTGCCGCAGTCACAAGACCGGAGGCGATGAGTGATGCACGTGTGGCGTCGTCTACGATCCATTCGTATCCGCCACGGTAGTAGCGCAGCCCCAGAGAGGGCTGCTGCCAGAAGCCCTGGTCTCCCCAACCTCCTGCCGGAGTGGGATAGTTTGTCGCTCCCAGCTCCTCGGTGTACGCGTCGTACCTTACCTCGGTCCACACGTCGGGGGATGTCTCTCGGATTGAGATAGCCCGATCCATGCGGAACCTCTCCATGAGAGGGTTCCACGCGAAGGGAGCCTCCGCAACTGTCGGAGTGGTGAATAGCCAGTCAGCCACGAAGGCCCCTTTCGACTAGTTGGTAACTGTTAGACAACTACCTCGGAAACGGTGAACCAGTTGGTTCCATCGTTTACGAAGCTCACGCGACCGAGGGTCGCGGGTACAACGTAGGTTGCTGCACCATCGATGGTTGCTCCGGATGGAGTGATGGTAGCTGCACCGGTTGCAGTGTTGATGACGGTGTACAGACGTCCTGGCGTGAGAGAGGAGACTGCGGGAACCGCAATCGCCTTTGCCGAAGTGCTGGTGTAGATCACTACGGAGTCAGTAGCCAGAAGGGTGTCACTGGTACCAGTTACGGTACGAGTGGTGAAGCTGGTGTTATCGAGACCAGACATGGAACTCCTTGGATACGAAGATAGGGGCCCACCCGAAGGTGGGCCCCATTATCATCAGACGTTGACTGCGATAGAGCTTGCAGACTCAGCCCTGATCAGAGCCTCCTGGCGGTACAGGCTCCAGCCCGCCACGCCGTACCAACCGAGAGGCTGGAAGCGAGTGAGCTTGTCGACAACCGGACCGCGAACAGTGTGGAACTCCTCGGCAACAGCCTCGGCGAGAGCCTGCTGACCGGTGAAGTACGTGTTGTACACGTCCACGGTTCCGCCCGCTCCCGCGTTCACGCCGACAGTAGTACGTGGAGTCTCGATGAAGACGGCTCCCTCGTACTCGCCGATCTCTCCAGACCAGATGTTGGCCGCAGAAGAGTACTCGTGGGGCGGACGCCAAGCGGCGTTTCCAGTCTCGGCACGAAGATCGTGCGAGACCTCTGGGTGGATGTACGCGGTGTAGAAGCTGCCCTTGTTGGGGTGCACCTTGTTGGTGCGAAGCTTCGCGACAGCCAGACGAACCCAGCTAGACGCAAAAGTGTCAGCCGCAGTGGTTCCTACAGTGGTCTGCGCACCGTTGTACACGGGCCCGGAAGCGCCGTTGTCACGGATGTAGTTCGTTCCGCCGTCGAGGACGTTACGAACCACGGTGTCGACAGAGTCGACGAGGTTCCATGCCACCTGGTTGACGAGACCTGCGGTCACGTCAGTGAAGCTGAACAGGTCCAGCTTGTTGGAGACAAGGATGCTGTTACCGTACTCATTGAGAGTCACGGACACAGTAGTCGGGTTGCCTGCGGCAACCGCGTCAGGGTCAACCAGCTCGTTCAGCGGAGTGATCGCCTGCGCCAGATCCTGGTACAGAGAGAACACAACGCTGGAGCCAGGCATTGCCTGCTGCACGGGTCGCTTATCAGCGATCATGCGGAACTGCGGCTGCGCACGGAGAGCGAACTCAAGTGCGCGGTCGTAGGTGGTCTGGACGAGGTTGCTCATCGCAGACGTACCGGTGAAGGCGTTAGCCACACCAACCTCCAAAAGGAGACGGTCTTACTTGATCGTGCTCCAAGCACTGATCAGACCGTTGATATCAGTAGCATCGTTGAGGCGTCCCGCTGCTGCTTCGAAGTTACCGAGAGGCTGGCCCTGCTGGCCAGCATCCTGCATCTGCTGTAGCTGCTGCTGAGTTGCCGGGTCAAGACCCGGTGGAACTGAATCAACTGAAGGGGTGTTCGGAACTCCCGAACCACCACCGAAGATGGACTGCATAGTGGTCGCCCACTCTCGGACCTTTGCGGGGTCCGCCTCTCCCTTATACTCCGATGCGGCAGTAGCGGGAATGCCAAGCTCGCTGAGGGTGCCTACAACAGACTGGTCCCGGAGCTGCTTCTGAACGGCGGCCAGACCGTTCTGTAGCTCCTGGTTCTGCTGCTTCATGGCATCGTACGCATCACGAAGGGCCTTGGGCCCGGTGTTTTCGTTAGTTCCGGCCAGGCTCGTGTCGTCCTCGATACCCCAGTTGCTCATCTAATCTCCTAGAAAGTTGTGCATGCCAAAAGCCACGGCTAGGGAACCGTGGCTTCGCTCATGCGATGTGTGCCAGTCTTCTCTACAGTACTGC